GTTGGCCTACAGCAAACAAACTGTTACGTTCAGCAACAATTCCTATGTTGGAAGAGTTTCTAGCACCATTGGGTATGCAAAAGGTAAGAGCAAAACGCATTTATAAGATGAGCATACAGTTTGAAAATTGGGACGGAAATGATGCTACACAACTTTATGGTATTGGCAAATATGGTAGTGATAGTTACAGAATCTTTTATAAAAATGATATTCCTCATGATGTACAAGACAAGGAACTTAAACGGTATATAAAGGAAGAACTATATTATGGTAACTAAAAGTCCAGAACTTATTAAAGAACAAGAACAACTAATTGAAACCATCAGACGTCCTGACAGATACTACAGAATCAGCGTCTGGGGTTATGGTAGTGAAATGGTATGGAATAGAATTTCCAAGGAGTGTGCTGATTGGTGGAATTCACAGGAAGAACTATCCCCAGAAGAGTATATGAATGACCCCGAAGAATTTGTTAAGGAACACACCATTCCTGATGAAGCAAATTTCCTTAGATGGGAAAACGATGACGGAGAGAAATACTATTCAGGTTGGCATGAACCACCCGAAGAAGCAGGACATTTTTGGGGGTGCAACAACGAGGCCGCACACATCACAGTTGAAGAAATTGAATCCAAGGAATACAACGCACCTGTACTAGAAACTATTATAGATGGTAAAACTTTAAGCGAAGCAGTTGATGAGCATGAAGTGGAATGTTCAATCGAAGATGAAGATGCTGTACTGCCCAAAGGTTGGTATGCACAGATGATTAGCAGTGAAAAAGGAACATTCTTTGATGGTGTTTTACACTTGGTAGGAGAAACTTTTGATCCTACTAAACTTGTTATCAATCAAAACACAATGCCCAACGATGAAGTTTACATTCAGAATGTTAGTTACGGAACCGAAGGCAATGAAGTAGAAATCGATAACGACGGTGGAGATACCAACGGTAAAGGATATTCGGTTTATTTTTATGAGGAAACTTATGAGCCACCAGTACGAAACAATTGATGATTTTAAGAATGTACCCTGGACTGAAGTTGTTATTGATACACGAGACTTTGTGGTATTCAAAGACGGATATCCTGTAACTGAAGGACATTTACTTTTTGTACCCAAAGTACAAGATTGGGATCATCTTGCCAAATGCTACAAGGCCGCTTATGCTTGGGGTTATGATGCTGTTCAAAATGGATATTATGATGCTTATAATATTGGACAGAATGTTGGAACTGAAGCAGGACAAACAGTAATGTGGCCACACGTACATTTGATTCCAAGACGCAAAGGTGATATGGAAGATCCGCGTGGTGGTGTAAGACACGTAATTCCGGAGAAAGGAAACTATCGTAAATGAACATATATTGGTGTAGAGCAACAGAACCAATGAATTCGCCTGGTCATATTAGCGAATTAAGATATCCTGAACCTATTACATTAATTAAGCATTTAGACGTTAAAGACTTTTTAGGAGAAATGGCATATAGATGTACTCCAGTAACCAACGAAATGAAAAACACTGTTGTTATAAAAGCACCTATAGATATTTCAATTAATATTTTACCAGACGGAAATTGGGATATAAAAGGACAAAGTAATGAATTTGTTCAACATTTCTTTGGTGCACCACAAGGTAAAAAAGGTTTACATCAATTAGCATTTTCATACTATTTTTTTAGTGAAGAAAGTTTAGAAGCAACGCAACTTCCTGCGTATTACGACCTAAATAGTTTTACAAGGAATACTAGAGTGTTAAGTGCTACATTTGATATTGGAAAATGGTTTCATCTTTGGAAACCCACTTTCTTAATTAATAATGATGCTAGACAACTAGTAATCAAAGAGGGCGACCCTTTGATTTATATAAGGTTTAATACAAGTGAAAAGATCAATTTGATAGAATTTGATGATACCGAAATGCGATTAATGGCTGAAAAACATCCAAGTTGGATTTGTAGTACACTAACCAGAAATACTTTTGGAGTGGTTCCTCTACAAAAACTCTATGATTACTTTGTTAATGCCAAAATGCAAAAACGTGTTTTGAAGATCATTAAAAGAAATATTGTAGAATAAACTTGACAAAAACCTAAATATACCATATAATGTAAAGTATATTAGCATAGGAGTTTTTTATAAATGAAATTAAGATATAGCGAAGCCTTTTATAGCATACAAGGTGAAGGTCGTTTTGTAGGTGTACCTAGCGTATTCTTACGTACATTCGGTTGTAACTTTCGTTGTATGAACTTTGGTTTACCGAGAGGTACGCCAATGCGTGAAACTGGCATTAAATATAATCCCGAAGTTAAGAAATTGCTTGACGAAGGAATCACAGATAAAGTAGAAAAATTCGAGGACTTGCCTATTATTCATACAGGATGTGATACATATGCAAGTATCTATCCTGAGTTTAAAAAATATATGAAAGATCACGAAGTTAATGAAGTGGTTGATTATATTCTTAGTTTAACTCCGGAAGGCAAATGGACAATGTCTAATGGACAGGATATCCATTTTATTTTAACAGGTGGCGAACCGTTGCTAGGATGGCAAAGGTTATACATCGAGTTATTCGAACATCCTAAAATGAAGGACTTAAAAAATGTTACATTTGAAACAAATACAACACAAGCACTTAGAGGGGATTTCCGACAATATCTCATTGATCAAGATAGAATTGATATCACTTGGTCGTGCAGTCCGAAACTTTCCGTTAGCGGAGAGTCTTGGAACGATGCGATACAGCCTGATATTGCTTTATCATATTACAGCATACCTAATACTTCTATGTATTTCAAGTTTGTTGTGGCTGACGAACAAGACGTGGACGAAGTTACTAAAGCCGTTAATGAATATCGTAAAGAAGGGATTGATTGCCCTGTATACGTTATGCCCTTGGGTGGTAGATCGGAAGAGTACAAACTCAACACAAGACGAATCGCAACATTGGCAATGGAGCGAGGCTGGAGGTACACACCTAGACTACACGTCGACATCTTCGGCAATGCGTGGGGTACATAAAACAGAAAATGATGAAAGGCTTGATGAAAAAGCAAGAAAGGCAGGAATATGAAAATGTTAGATAAACTTAAAAAAATCTTCGACAAAGGTCATGTACCTGCTTCTGTATCAAAAGAAAAAACAACTGATGCAAAAGCAGAAGCAACTAAAAAGAAAGAACCTTATATAGCAGTTCTTGGTGTCGAAATGAAAAAAGATAATCCACGAAACGGATTCTTTGAACTTGATTGGAACGAATACTTTGTTAAAGATTTACGTTTAAATGGATATCAAGGAGACAGCGAAGAAGAAATTGTTGATGCTTGGTTTAAGGAACTTTGCGGTAATATTGCTAAAGAAGAAGGAATAGCAAGTCCAGAATCTAAAATGGGTGCTGGATATGTTAATACAAAAAAATTAGGTGACGGTAAAGTAGAGGTAAGTTAATGCTTCAAACCTGGAAAAGTGCTCATCCACAAACAGAGTTTGCACCAAGTTGGAATATACCTTTTTGGAATGCAACTTATCCAAATCCTGCAGATATAGATTTTGCAAGAGAATGGATTATTAATAATGAAAAGAAGATTGTCGATCAGTTTAATGAACCTTTTCATAGAACACACGGAGATGGTGGCACAGGTCTAGGTAGTGATAGTTTAACTAGTAAATATCCTTATTTTAATTTATTTAAATTAACTAGAGATCTTCCTGCATTTAAAAATATTTTTAGTTTTATTAAAGGTCAATATATTAAATTTATTGATGAACAGTCAAATGGTAGAACAAGAAACTGTGTGTTTGTTAGTTGGGCCAATGTAGTAAGAACTGGACAAGAATTTGATGTTCACGATCACGGCAGTGGTGAATATGCTTATTTGAGCGGTAATATGCATTTAGACAATTATAAAACGAGCACATTGTACTATTGCCCATTTAATGAAAAGAATGTAAAATCATTTGATAACGTAAAAGGAGGATTAACTATTTTTCCTAGTTATGTTAAACACGGTGTAAAAAAACACAGTGAAAATAAAGAAAGAGTAAGTTTAGCATTTGACTTATATGTTGAAGGCGATAAGTTTACTAACGGCAACGAAATAGAATTTATAAAGGTTTAAAATGTCATATATACTTGTAGATACTGCAAATACGTTTTTTAGAGCCAGACACGCTGTTCGAGGTGATGCTGATATTAAAATTGGTATGGCCTTACACGCAACATTTGGTAGTATTCGAAAGGCTTGGAAAGACTTTAATGGCAGTCATGTGGTGTTTTGCTTAGAAGGACGTAGTTGGCGTAAGGACTTTTACGCACCTTATAAACGTAATAGACAAGAAAGCCGTGATGCTCTTACAGTATCACAACAAGAAGAAGAAAAAATATTCTGGGAAACGTTTGATGAATTTAAAGAATTTGTATCAACTAAGACAAATTGTACCGTACTGCAACACCCACAACTAGAAGCAGATGATCTTATTGCAGGTTGGATACAAGCACATCCTAACGATGATCATGTTATTATTAGTACAGACGGTGACTTTGCACAATTAATTGCACCTAATGTAAAACAGTATAATGGTGTTATGAAAATTACAACTACTCACGAAGGATACTTTGATGAAAAAGGCAAACGAGTTGTTGATAATAAAACAAAAGATATTAAACCTGCACCTAATCCAGAATGGTTATTGTTTGAAAAGTGTATGCGTGGCGATACTAGTGATAATGTGTTTAGTGCATATCCTGGTGTACGTGTTAAAGGTACCAAGAACAAAGTTGGATTACAAGAAGCATTCGAAGATAGAACTTCAAAAGGTTACAACTGGAATAATTTAATGTTACAACGTTGGGTGGACCATGACGGAGTAGAGCATCGTGTACTTGATGATTATCAAAGAAATGTTGTTCTTTGTGATTTAACTGCACAACCTGAAAACATTAAAGAACTTATTAGTAAGACAATAGCAGAAGGTATTTCTGCAAATAAAGATATTTCACAAGTCGGTGTTCGCTTAGTAAAATTTGCGAGCAGTTATGATCTTAATAAAATAACAGAACAAGCACAAAGTTACGCAGAACCGTTAAACGCAAAATATGGAGGGAAATATGCAAGCCAAGCCGTTAGTGCCTAATAAATTTTGGATAGTACAAGATAAAGGCAAGAAAGTAGGAACACTACAAAAAGATACCAATTGTTATTATTTTGTAACTAAGATGGAAAAAATTAGATTTGATACTAAAGAAGATATTTACAGTACATTTGGTAATGACTTCTTTGAGGAAATTGTTAAATCAAAAACCAAGAATCAAAAAGTTTTAGAAGTGTATGAATACCCTACTTCAACAACTCCATACAATCCGTTGTATGATGTTAAAAATGCATTACCGTTATACAGCAAAAGTAAAAAGTCAAAGAGTTTATACTGTGCAGGTTATTACTGCATTAAATTTGCTAAGGGTTGGGTAAAGAGTTTTTGTCCTAAACTTATTACACTACAACGATATGGTTACAAAGGGCCTTTTAAAACTGAATTTGAAATGAAACAGGTACTATCAAATGTCTCGAAAACCTCTTAATACTATTGCTATTGAACAGTACCTAGATAGTGTACGTGTAGCAACAAAAATGCAACAAAAAGAAATAAGGTTAAGTAACGATCAATATAGATCCTTAGCAGACTCTATTTCAATGGTTTTAGCAAGGCTTGTTGAATTACAAGACGCACAACCTAAAGAAGAGGAAGCCATTAACGTACAAATGGATGGCGGATCTTTCTGATCTAAGATAAATATATACGTAGTTAATTTAAAGGAATTACGTATATGAGTAGACCTAAACCAATAATCTTATTAGATCACACTGATAAGAATACATACAAAACTGAACAAGTGCTTCAAGCGGATGCCATTTGGGCGGTTTTTTATAAAGGAAAGCCATTTAACTTAAAAACGTCTAATATGGTTTCTCCTGTTCCAGGTCCAAAATACAAAAAGGTTTCTTTTTCAAATCCAGGTCACGCACACAATCTAGCAAAGAAACTAAATGCTATGTATAAAGTAGAGGATTTCGCTGTTTACAAATTAATTACAGGCGAAAAAATTTAGATGGATATTAAGTATGCTTACACCAAAACCTTTATGATAGGTGCTGGTGAAGAAGATAAATCAGACGATTCAATTAAGAAGAACTATATGCTTTGGTGGCAAAATACCAGAGAAAAAGGTGCTAAAGGTATGCGTCTTACAAGAGCCGGTTTTGAATATGCAACTGATAAAGCAGAACTTAAGACATACGAAATTGGATTCCCTAACGAGATACAATTTACTCCTCAGGTATTTTTATACTTAGACGAGTTTATTGATTGTCCATATTTTGTTACAAAGAAAAGAATTTTCGTTTTCAGCGAAAAAATGGCACTACAACTCATGATGTTTGCGGGCGATATTAAACAATACGGACTTGCCCGGGCAATGGCTAAAGAAATATCCGCAGAATAATTGGTTCATTTTGGATAGAATTTTATCCAAAATATAGGAAAAATCGCTTGACATTTTGCTCTGCGATGCTATACTAATATTATAGTTAGTAACAAACAAGAGAGGTCAAAAATGTCAAAAGCAACTGCAACAACTGAAAATCGTACAGTTACGCCTAATGAGGCAAAAACTGCCGTACAACACGCAATGAAACTGAAGCGTCCTATCTTTTTATGGGGTCCTCCAGGCATTGGTAAATCAGATATCATCAAACAAATTGGTGATTTACTCGAATCTCATGTAATCGACATTCGTTTGTCTTTGTGGGATCCAACAGATATTAAAGGTATGCCGTATTATAGTGCAAACGATAATACTATGAAATGGGCACCGCCTGTAGAACTTCCTGATGCCCAACTGGCTAAGAAGCACAAAAAGATTATTTTATTCTTGGACGAGTTGAACTCAGCCGCTCCGGCTGTACAGGCCGCGGCTTATCAACTTATCCTTAACCGTAAGGTAGGTACTTATGTACTGCCTGATAACGTAATGATCGTTGCCGCTGGTAACCGTGAAACTGATAAGGGTGTAACTTATCGTATGCCGGCACCACTTGCCAACCGTTTTGTTCACTTAGAGATGCGAGTGGACTTTGAAGACTGGTTGATTTGGGCAACTGAAAACAAGATTCACCCAGATGTTGTGGGTTACTTGACTTTTTCTAAACAGGATCTATATGATTTTGATCCAAAGTCTAGTTCCCGAGCATTTGCGACTCCGCGTTCTTGGAGTTTTGTGAGCGAACTTCTCGACGACGACCTGTCTGAATCAACTTTGACAGACCTCGTGGCAGGTGCCGTTGGTGAAGGGTTGGCAGTTAAATTTGGTGCACATCGTAAGGTTGCTTCAAGTTTACCTAATCCAACCGACATACTTAACGGTAAAGTTAAGTCTATGGAAACTAAAGACATCTCTGCGATGTATTCACTTACAGTTTCTATGTGTTACGAACTACAAGAGGCTTTTAAGGCAAAGGCTAAAGATTGGAATTCAATGGCTGATAATTTCTTCGGCTTTATGATGGACAATTTTGAAACTGAACTTGTAGTGATGGGCACTAGGGTGGCTATTGCAACATACAAGTTGCCGTTTTCACCTAAAGACTTGAAAAACTTTGACCGTTTCCATAGCAAGTATGGTAAGTATGTCCAGGCCGCTATGGCGTCCTAACTAACTATAGAGGGGGTCTTCGGATCCCCTCGCTTTATTTAGAGTAGAGAAAGCAATGAGTAGACATTTTTTCGAAAGACTAAAGCAAGGTTATGCTGGGACAAAAAGATATGTAGGTACAACTTGTACTCTATCTTATTGTAATGAGCGTTCTTCAATATACAAAGGTGCAGGTTCTCGTCTTTGTGAATATCATCAAAGTTTATTAAGAGAATACGGTGGTCCTGCTAGAATGGATCGTCCTTGGACATTTAATAAAAAACGTACCTGTGAAATTTGTGGGCATAATCCATGGGATCATCCAAAGGTGAAGTTAATCGAAGATGCTCTTATACGTGATCGTGTTGCTTGGGGTATGTTATTCGTTGATCATATTGAAACACAAAGAGACGGCGGAAGTCACTGCGATCAAAATACTCAAACATTATGTTTAGATTGCAATATGATTAAAAGTACACTAGCCGGTGATCTTGTTCCTAAAAAATTATATAAAGATGAAAAAGAATATTATAGTGTACTTGAAAGATTAAAACCACACTATAAAAAAGTATTTGATGATAAAATTTAATTTAGACATTTTAAAAACTAAAGTCTATTATGCACTTAAAACTAATAGTCTCTCATCTGAAAATTGGGAACAAATTATTTGTGATTCATTAGGTGCAATTTGGATCGAGGGAGACAAGTATCTAGCAGATGGAATTTTAAAAGAAAATAATTTAAACATTAAAACAATACATTTTCATCCTCAAATTAGAACTACTAAACCTAGCCGAGATTTTGTTCATAATCCTGAACATTATGATCCTGTATTAGAACTAGTACAAAGAAGGGTTGGCTTGCCACACCTTAATGATATGATTGAAGATCCATATGTAATAGGTAAAGCAACAATCGAAAACTTTAAAAGATTTGAACGTGAAAGTTTTGAAAAATTTAACACAACAAAAACATTAGATGTTATAATTAGACACGGAATTGATAGAACAGAAAAAAATTACCTAGTAGATGTGTTTGTTGAAGATCATATACATCCAGATGCTGACGAGTTAGATTGGATTGAAAATTTACACGGTGTTAAAAGCAAGTATAAAGGAAGACAAAGTGTTATTGGTGTTAAAAATAACAAAAAAATTATTGCTAGAAATTCAAGCGGTACAGGTAGACAACAAAATTGCTATTTAATTTTTAGAGATATAAGAAGAATTGAACATAGAGAAACAATTAAATTACCTATACCAGAACGATTAAATTACGACCACAACAAATTACTCGAAGAAATATTGTCCAAATCAGTTGACAACTAGATAAGACTCATCTATAATAATTACAGTTGCATAAGGAGATAAAGATGCAAACTGCTGAATTGGCCCATTGGCTAGCATACAATGTAGATTGGAACAAGTACGTTACACTAGTAGATCAAGTAGGTGACGAACTTAATGAACGTAAACTTCGCTTTGATAAAAGTGATCTTTTCGAACGGGCATTAGAATTGTTTAGCAATCAAGATTTACAATATGTGAACCGAGAAGGTGTGGATCATATTGGACCCAACGGTATTACAATAGAAATGAAATATACAGATGGATGTCTTTTTACCAGTAAAAAGAAACAACCTCGAAAACACGTTGCAGATTTACAACTTATGAATAGTCGCGGTTCAAGTGCAGGACGGACACTTCCAGAAAGTTATGCACAATTTCTTTTAATTTGTGATAGAGATTCTGTTGCAGTTATATCCAAAGAAGACTTGATTCCTTATGTTATCGATGCAGGTGACGGTTTAAAAACTTCCAAATTACCTAGTTCTGCTGTGAATTATGTGTTTAAACCAGGCGAATATTTTCCTTCCAAATTGACCGAAAATCGCTCATATTTACAAGCCAAAATGGATATGCAAAACCAATTTTTAGCACAATTCTAGTTGACAAACTTCCAAAAGATGCTATACTATAATTATAGTTAGATAGGAGTTAAACAATATGTCAAAGGCAACAACCGCAGTAGAACAGAGCATGATCGAGGGTAAGATCTATGAAAGAGATCCTTCAGTCGATGGTGTTAAAGTAAAAGAAAAATTAACCACGGCACGTATTGCTCTACTTATTCGTCAACCATTCTTTGGTAATCTTGCAACACGTCTTAAGATTATCGACGCAACTGATTGGTGTTCAACCG